ATGGAAACTAACTACAAGAGACAGTATCGCCAGATAGATGATACTACCAAACAAAAAATTAGTCAAGCCTTAAGAGGAAGAACTAAAAGTGCGACACATGTACAATCCATATCAGATGGACTTAAAAAATACTGGAAGCAAGTGCCAAACAAACCAAATAATAACGAAACTAAAAATGAAGAAAATGAATAAGATATATGGGTTAAACATAGATATGCTTCGGTTGTGTTACGAAATCAAAGAGCCGAACAATATCAATATTCTCAGAACAAGGGAAATAGATGAAGAAGTAGACTTTCTTTATTTCTACTTAAGACGTATAGAGGGTAAACATTTCAAATTTGTATATGAAATCCGTTACAATGATTTAGGCATTGATAAGTTATTCGGAGAATTGAGATTAGGTATCAACGATGATAAAGAAGATAGTAACTTTCATTCTAATGGTTATGCTAAGGCATGGATTAGTGTGAGTAATCGTGTGTTATATAGTGATGAAATATATTATCTGGATTTTATTGAAGATAATTTAGGTCTGGAACTACATAATATAACTACTTTGGACTTATGTTTAGACTTGTCTTGTGATGTGGCTCGGATGATTCGAAGGCTGATTCGCAACAAAAATGTAACAACCTTCCTCAATACTAAAGAGGTTAAAAACCGTAATGAAGACCGTCCAGAAATTACTTATATAACCAGTGGAAACATGAACAAGGACAAGTATTTAACAGTTTCTATAAAGCAAAAAAAAGCAATAAAAGATAAGGGTAAGGGTACTACTTTAACAGCGTATAATAAAAAGGCAGAAATAGCCAATAGCTCGGGTAAAAAGTACATTGAAGAGTTCTATAATAATCCAGGCAAGTTACATCGTCTGGAAGTACATTTGAATAATGACGAAGTAAAAGAATATTTGAACCGTACTAAACAAGAACTGTCTTTCTATTCATTGATAGATAATAGATTTTTGTATGACCTATTTGACCAAACTCTTAATAGCCTCATCAGATTTGAATATAAAGGTATAAAGTTAGACTGGGATGACTTGCTTTTAGGGGTTATAACAACCACCCCTGAAGAGGATTCTGTTTTAAAGCTAACTTCTTCAAAAAGAACGAAAAAAGTAGCTTAAAAGCATAGCTGTGAAATTTTAATGTATCAAAAAGAAAAGTGTATCAATTTAATCTTATAAAAGACCTATTGATACACTTTTTCTTGTATCATTTTAATCTAAAAGATTATTCTAAAGCGGTATTACGCATAATCTCTTTTGATAAGTCTAAAAAGAGTGCAACCTCATCCCTATCTCTTCCATCCTTTATATACATATTAACCTTAGAGTTAAGGATATTTTCAAATTCAGTTATAGTCATTTCTCCTTTCAGAACTTGTTTGTGATATACAGACATTTCTTTAGCATCCTTTTCTGGAGTTGAAATTGAGATTTTCTTCTTATTATCACAGCCATAAATAAAAAAACTGCATAAACATAACATCCAAATAATCCTTTTCATATACCTATCTCTTTTCACAATAGTTGGCAAATTCTTTAATTATTTTCTCTCCCAATTTTGCAGATGAATTGAAAAGAGACTCAAACAAATTTATTTCTGCATCACAACTAAATACACCTTGTAACTTTATTCTTGTTCTATTTTCATCAAATGATATTATGTCGCAAGAAAAGATATAGTTGCCATTATAGAGTATGTATCTAAGCCCACCCAAACTCGTTTTAAAAACAAGGTGCCCAGTTGTTGTGTTTGATTCTCCGATAGAATATTTTTTCAATTTAAGAAATTTAGAAAATGATTCAAAGGCAGTATTAGCAGGGATATTTACTATCCGTTCTATTATTTTTCCATTTATTGCACTCATATCTCATCCGTTATAAAAATTAATCCTAAAACTTTATATCCGATTGTTTTCTCGCTTCCGTCATTATATTCTATTTTATATCTTTTGTATGGAATAGGAAACATCGGTGTATCATATCCAACTACTCTTTCAACTTCTGAATATGAAACACTATATCTCAAAGAATACTTTTTAGAAAAGTCTTTAGTTCCCCAATCATGGGAAGTGAACATAGATATAAGCCATACCACAACAAATATTGCAAATGTTTTTCCCCACCATGTTCTATAAACATTATACTCGGAGTCATCCTCTTGTTCCACCGCTATAGATTGTTCTACTTGCAGGGATTGTTTAATATCTTGATTGTTTTCCTCACTGCATTTTTGTTCGTCTTTTAAGAACAAAGATATATCTCGGATAAAATCATTTATATTATCAATGGTATAGATTTTATCTACTTCTTTCAATTTTATCTTACTATCCACTAAAAAAAGATTACGTAACTTGTCCTCTATTTTATCTAGTTGGATATTTCCACTATTAGAAATAAAATCTTTATATGAAACTGTAATCATTCAAATTTGTTTTTCTGTTAGAAACTTTCTTTGCAGTCCAAGTTGCTGTAGTATAGACAAATAAAAAGCGTGGACTAAACTTTGTCTGCTTTTCTGGTATCGCCAAACACCATGTATCCAAACAAGTAAAGCCCACGCTGTAGAATACAACGTAGGCATCAACTTTACAACTTGGATACTTTTAAAATTGGCGATTTTGAAAAGCAAGTGTAAAAGCTAACGCTTTCTATTCTATATGTCTTTTATCTGTTTTATACCATAGGCTTATCTCTTTATGATTACCATTGCAAAGATACTAAATTCCTATCAAACGATGATACTTAACTAACAGATTTTTGTACTGTTACCAAAATCCCTTTTCGGATAATACATTTACTGTTTTGATACGGTTTATCACTTGTTACTCGGTAATTTCGTAATGTCCCCAATGCTACACCAAGTTGCTCTGGAGTGAATTTGGTATAAATGGCAGTTAAAGAGCCAAAGTAGAAATGAAGTCCAGATATTTCTACATGAATAACCGTCCTTTCTTGCTTATTTTTCATTTTATCTATTTTTTATCTGACAAAGGAATGATAAATATTTAATATTTATCATATTTCTAGCCTTATTTAACGTTATAAATGATTTATATTAAATATACATCACTATCTTTGCATCATAAACAAGTAACACCATGAAAAAAGTAGTAATCTTTGCACGAGTATCAAGTACGAACGGAACACAGGACTATGAGCGTCAAATAAATGATTTGCAGGTATTAGCCTCAGCAAACAACTGGACGGTTGAGGCTATATTTGCGGAGAAAGTATCTGGAGCAAAAAAGAATACAGAACGTACAGAGCTGATGAATATGATTGACTACATCAATTCCCACAATATAGACAAAGTAATAGTAACCGAACTATCCAGACTTGGACGTGATACCCTACAAGTATTACAAGCCATAGAAATCTTAAATCAGAATAAAGTATCAGTATTCATCCAAAACTATAATATTGAAACGCTTACTCCAGAGGGAGAAATCAACCCTATGAGCCAGTTTCTTATCACTATACTTGCCGAAGTAGCACGAATGGAACGCAAGACTATTAGAGAACGTGTTGCAAGTGGTTACCAGAATTTCCGTAGCAATGGCGGTAAGGTAGGACGAAAAGTAGGATATAGTAAAAGCAATGAAACCATGAAAGAAGAATATGCAGAAGAAATTAGACTGCTTAAAAGAGGTTATTCACTCCGAAATACAGCTAAATTAACGGGTACGAGTGTAAATACTCTTCGTAAATTGACAGCTTTAATGTAAATTAACTTAGCGGAGTGGTAAAATAGCTTACAAGTCGTATATTTGCATAAAGGACAGGCAAATCCACCACGAAAAATACTTCAAATTCAATCATATTGTAACAAGTTAGGAGCAGGAAGCACGTTCATGTATATGCACTTCCCTGCTCTGTGGATTTTGCATGAACGTGTGAAAATAAGTTGTGCAATGGCATGGCAAATAATCCTTTGTAACAAATGTTTAATGAGGATGAATTGAAAGTTTATGATAAGAAATTTCAAGCAATAGGTATTTTAGACAAAGAAGAACAAAAAAAGATACTGGAGTTCTTCTATACATTAGGTGTTATTACGTTTAACCTTTAATTTAACGATTGATGAGTAAGAAAAAAAGTAAAGAGAAAGTAGTAGAGTTTTCTAAATTGACAAATAAAGTGGCTGCTGTATGGACGCGAGTGTCAACGGAGCGGCAAGCTGATACAAATGGCAGTTTAGAAAGTCAAAGAAGGATATGTACGGAATATGCAGAAAGTCATGCTATTCGTATAAAAAAGTATTATGGCGGTACGAATGAGAGTGCAAAAGTTGAAGGTAAACTATACCGTGAAATGATTGCAGAGGTGGCTAGAGATAAAGAGATAAATATAATTCTTGTCTATTCATTTGACCGTTTCAGTCGGGCTGGTTATGAGGCGATGATGACAAAAGCATATCTCAAAGCTAAAGGAATATATGTGGTGTCTGCAACACAGGCTACTGACCCAGATAGTGCGGCAGGTGGATTTATGGAAGATGTTATCTTTCTTTTTAATCAGTTTGAGAATAACCTTCGAAAGGATAAATGTATCACAGGTATGGTGGAGTGTTTACGAAATGGCAACTGGTATTCAAAACCTCCGCTAGGTTATGATAAACTAAAAGTAGGTCGAGAACACGTTCTTACAGTGAATGAAAAAGGCAAGATACTGCGTAATGCTTTTGTTTGGAAAGCTACGGAAGGAATTGGAGATATAGAAATTGTTCAACGTTTGAAGGGATTGGGATTAGTCATTGACCGAAAACATTTGAATAAAATTCTTCATAATCCATTTTATTGTGGGTTCATACAACATAGTTTGTTGGGCGATGAAGTTATAAAAGGTAATCAAGAGATATTAATTGATGAGGCTACGTTTAATAAAGTGAATAGCATATCTAATGCAGGATATGAACACAAAGAAATTACTGAACCATTCCCATTGAAAAGGCATATCATCTGTTCAGACTGTGGCGGTTACTTGACTGGATACACAGTGAAAGCACGTGGACGGGATTATTATAAATGTAATAAGAAAGGGTGTAAAAGTAATCATAGTACAGAGAAACTACATCAGAAGTATATCAATCTCTTAAATGGATATAATATACCAGATGAATTTATTCCGATACTTACAGACGTTTTAAGAAAGGTTTTTGAAGAATACAATCAAAGTAAGGGTGAAACAAAGAAAGTCCTTTTAAAACGAAAAACAGAGTGTGAAAATCGAATAAATGCAGTTAAAGTTAGGTTTGGTCTGGGAGAAATTAATAGTGAAATATATACGGCTACTATGAGCGAATTAAATTCGAGATTGGCAGAAATCAGACGAGACCTTGAAGATGCAGGGAAAAATTTATCGAACATGATGAATTATATCAATCAAACGATTGAAATATCTTGTAAATTAGGCAGTTTGTGGAGGGATAGTGATTTTTCTAATAGGCAAAAAATACAAAATTTAGTCTATCCTGGTGGAATTTACTTCGACAAGAAAAATGATGATTATCGAACAGAAAACGAGAATGAAGTTTTTAGGATTTTCCGCAGATTTACAGCGGTTTGCAAAGGTGGAAAAGAAAAAGCGACAAGCAATTTTCACTGCTTGTCGCCTTCTGTCGGAATGAGGCGAGCTATTGACACATTTTGCTTCCCCTAATAGGCTGATTAATAATATGGATAATCTCTCTTTTTTCATACTTCTGTCCCGATTACGTCCCAGTATTTAGGCGTAAAAAGGTCTAGCCTTTAATTCTATCATAACTACAATATTATTTATTCATTAATACTTGAATTAGCCTCTCTTTTTCTTTGAGTAACTGTTTCAGATGCTCTATTTCTTTATCTTTGTCTGCTATAACTCCAGCGGTAGCATTACCATATATAGAGGCTGCACTCCCATCGCCAACGACTGATTGGTTGAGCTGACAATTTTCATCATCAAACCAATATGAAATGGGTATATTTAATATTTTAGATATTGCCTCCAATTTAGCGGCATCAATACTTTCTTGGGATTTCCATTTAGTTATAGTAACCGCAGTTACCCCCATTCTATCAGCAAAATCCTTTTGAATAATTCTTTTTTTTCTAAATAATTCATCTAATTGATTTCCAAAGTGTTTCATATTTATAATTAAAATGATAGGAAATTAATTATTAAAGCATTTGGAAATTAATTTCCTTAAATTTATATTTGCATTATAAATCTACAAAACAATATTCAATATTTAATTAAATATGGAAGAAAAAAAGAAGAAAAAAACAATTGATGGCATGGCATTACGAACCTATTTGCGCAGTTTACCAGTATGTGAATCATCTGAGATGGCTAAAAGGCTCGCTGATGAATGCAAGGTGCCGATTTATACGTTTAATAATTGGCGGAGTGGTTGGGTACGAATACCTGAACTAGCGAAGGATAAGATAGAAGAAGTGGCTGGAGTGAAAATATTTGAGCGTGAATAACTTGTAGTAGAAATTAATAAATGTGATAAACTTAAATTGTGAATGATATGAAAGTAATACTATTAGTAGGAGCTCCTCGGTGTGGAAAAACTCAGTTGGCACTTCAAATGTGCGAAAACAAGCGTAGTGTTTTTTATGATGTCAGATCATCAAGTCTTAAAAGTTTCTTGGAACATATTGATACAAATGTTGATGTAATGGTGTTTGATGACATCCCGGAATGGCAGTTACAGTATTACGAGGCGTTGGTCAGAGGGGATTATTTTCAAGGTGATTTTACTGTTGTTCTGACAACAAATTATTTTCCGGAATGGGTGACAAAATATCCTGATGTATTGGTGTTGGACGAGATTGGTATAAAGAAGAATGGATCGTCTGTTATTGCTAAAGTAAGAAATTATGAAAAGTGCTAAAATAGAAATGAATAAAGGATTGCTTGAGGCATGGCTTGAAGCAGTCCACGAGAACGGTCTTCCTGTCAATATTCAAACAGGAAGGGAATACAATGATTGTAATGGTGACCGGACAGTGGAGGTGCTTATGGAGTATGACGAAAGTGACAAGATGCTTGTTATGGGGGCTTTGAATGCTACGATTAATGAGTGGGCTGGTCTAGTTTGATTCGAAACGGAACAGATATGAAACAGACAACCACGTCCGAATTTAAATATTGGCTCCGGATACATGGCATCCAATTAAAATGGTTGGGTACTGGTACCAAAAACAATCCAATCAAGATTAAATCAAAAAAAAAGAAATAAATAACCATGAATAGTGACAGACAGAAGATATTAACTGATTATATTTCTTACATATACACGACAGGAAGGACTTATGATACTATCGGGAAATATATCAAGCATGTCACGGATTTTTTAGAGATGGCCAAAGAAGTGAACCGCCGTGGTTATTTGAATTACAAACGTGAAAATGCTGATGTCATGGTGCGTCATTCATTAATGTGTTCAGCTATATGCGATCTATTATCCTTTCTCAACATCGGATATGGAAAAAGGGAAAAGACGGTGAAACCTTTGGAAAAGCTTGACGTCATTTCAGAGAAAAATAAGAAACTACTCCATGATTTCATAATATGGTTGACTGATAACAATGATTATTCGCCACATACAGTGGATATTTATTATACATCCTTGAAGCAATACTTTGAATATGTGAATGAGATCAATATGGAAAACTGCAAGCGGTTTATACGGACTTTAGAAGAAAAATCATTATCCCCACAGACTATCCGTCTACGTATCACCGCTTTGGAAAAATTTTCTAAATGGCTTAAAAAACCGATAGAGCTTAAGCGACCTAAGACGAAGCGCAAGCTCGATGTAAACAATGTCCCGACAGAAGAGGAGTACAACCGCCTACTGGATTTTCTGAAAACGAAATCCAACAAGGATTACTACTTTTTTATCAAAGTATTGGGTACAACGGGTGCCCGTCTGTCAGAATTCCAGCAGTTCACGTGGGAAGACATTATATCCGGGGAGGTAACACTAAGAGGGAAGGGTAACAAGTACCGTCGATTTTTCTTTCAAAAACAGCTACAGCAAGAAGCGAAGGCTTATGCTAAGGAACATGGTAAAACCGGGATTTTTGCGGTAGGGAGATTCGGTCCGATCACACAGCGGGGCTTTTCCCAGCACTTGAAAGCATGGGGAAAACATTGCGGTATTGATTCAAGGAAGATGCACGCACACGCCTTTCGTCATTTTTTCGCTAAAATGTTCCTGAAAAAAAACAAAGATGTTATTCAACTGGCTGACCTTTTAGGTCATGGGAGTGTAGACACAACAAGAATTTATTTACAAAAGAGTTATGACGAGCAAAAAAGAGATTTTAATCGAAACGTTACATGGTAGCCTTGAACCATTTAAGCAGCTTCCGACCCTGATTGACAAGGAAACCATTTATGACGAGACTGGACATGTAGACACCGAGTTTCTGACAGCCATACTGGAGTGGATGTCAGTCAATGCCTCCATTGCTATCGGTGTACAAAAATCATTGCACAGGCTGTTAGGCATTGAGGAGAATAAAGAAAGCAAGAAAGGTACAGCTGACAGTGGGAAGAACTGGAGCGTTGAAGAGATACTGCGGCATTGTACCTTGGAGAACGGTTTGTTGAAACTTCCCAATGTGCAGTTTTGTAAGAAATCGTATGCCGAGGCTAAGAAATGGATTGAAGAAGCCGGCGGATCTTGGCAGGGTGGAAAGGCTCAAGGGTTTACATTCCCGTTCAATCCGGAGAGGGTGTTCTCAATTCTTAAAGAAGGGAAGCGCTGTAATCTTCAGCAGGAATACCAGTTTTTTGAAACGCCGGCTGAGGTGGCGGACTGGCTGGTTATGCTTGCCGGCGGAATACATGAAAATGATACGGTACTGGAACCGAGTGCCGGCCGCGGTGCTCTCATTAAAGCCATTCATCGAGCTTGTCCTTCTGTAACAGTGGAATGCTATGAACTGATGCCGGAAAACAGAGAGTTTTTGCATTCGTTGGAAAATGTGATACTGCTTGATGAAGATTTTACGAAAGACAGTGTAGGGCATTACACTAAGATTATTGCCAATCCTCCATTTTCCGGTAATCAGGATATAGCTCATGTAAAGCTTATGTATGAACGTTTGGAGCAAGGTGGAACCCTTGCGGCAATAACTAGCCAACACTGGAAATTCGCTTCGGAAAAGAAATGTATTGATTTCCGAAACTGGCTGAAAGAAGTACATGGAGAAGTGTTTGAAATCAGCGCGGGGGAGTTTAAAGAGAGTGGCACATCTATTAGTACAATGGCGGTAGTTATAAAAAAATAATTCAAAACGATATAGATATGAGTAAAAAAAGAACAATGCAAATAGACGTAATTGAGGAAGTAAAAGGAACTCAATTCATGCAATGCAAACTGTATATAGATGGCAATGCGAGTGTTATTCTTATGAATAAAATCGATTATGAAAGGCTGAAAGAAGAAGGAATCTTCATAAGAGATGGCAAAAGTCAAGATTCAGCCGGAGTGTTGAATACAACCAATACTTTCATTGAAAAAAATTAATACTCAAAAAATTTAAAAATGAATGGAATCCACCTGTGTGAAAGATGTAAATATTGCACGCATTCACCCAATTTATTTCAGCCATATTATTGGTGTTCGTGGTATGGGAAAGAAGTAAAAACACCGATTAACAGATGTGATAAAATAACCCTCAAAACGGAACAGATATGAGTTACATAGATAGCACAAGAAAATCGTATTCATCTCCATACGAGATAACGGTCTGTATGACCAAAGAGGAATGTAAGATATTGCTTCCGTTCTTTCAGAAAGCATATAAGAGTGTAAAATCAAAATACGAAAAGTATAATGATATTCACAATGGAGGGGAGGCTACGGAAAGAGAAGAAAATCTTCTTATGAAATACTCTGAGCAGTTGGAAAGACTGGAGAGTGTTTTATCATCTATTGATGAAATTTTAAAATAAGAAAATTATGAGTAAATATAAGATTATGAATTCCAAGAATAAACAAACTGAAATAAAGGCTTTTCTCTCCTTTATACTGGAACAAAGTAAGGAGACCGGTTTACATGTTTCCTGTACAATAATGTCAGAAGAGGATACTGGGGAGGGTTATGAGATATTTGCCGGACATGTTTCCAGTTGTAAGGGGGCAAGACTACATAGGCTGCTTTATGGTGCAATAGCTGTGAATGAGAACTTTCGGAAGGCGGTGACGTCCGCTCTGCTGGAGTACGAAAGGACTAAAACAGTGAATCGGGACAAGATGTCAATGAATTGAAAGGTGCAAAGTGTTCCGGGAACATCATCATTTCCGGTCCATTCCGGGTTGCTGCAATCCGGTAATTTTGTGTTGTCTTATGAAGTTGCGGCTTATTTATATAATTATTTGTTATGTATTTTAATGAAAACGAAATATCAAGGATAAAATCAGCGTCGGACGGCAGGTTGCTTGACGTTGTGCAGGATTTCCGGGAACTGAGAAAATCCGGCAAGGATTATGTTTGCGAATGCCCCAAGTGCAGAAGCGCGAAGAAATTCACGGTCAGCCCCGGCAAGAATCTGTTCAAGTGCTTCTCCTGCCAGATTGGCGGAGAGGGTGCCGTGTCGTATCTGATGAATATCGAAGGATACGGTTATACAGATGCGTTGGAATACCTTGCCAAGAAGTTCTGTGTGCTGCTGGACCCCCATCCGGACAAACCGGCTGGGAAACCGGTCCAGAAGATGAAGAAGGGAAGCAAGGCTGCCAAAGGGCTGGATACGGGTTCTTATTGCGCCCGAATGCTGGCCGCCTCGGGACTGACTTTCGAGGATGTGACCGCCAGTGTGTACAAGACCGATGATACGAAATCCGTGTTCCAGTGCCGTACTTTCAAACCGGGAACGATTGATGAGCGGGGAATGCTGACGGCCAAGGGGGATGATGTCATCATAGAATATTATGATCTGGACGGTCTTCCTGTCCGTTATGTCCAGAAGGATAACAAGCGCAGGGCGGCCGGGGAGATGAAGGAATACTATCGCATTCGTTGGCAGTTCCCGGAAATGCATTTGGACAAGGATGGGAAGCCTTTCAAATACAAATCGCCGCGGGGGTCCGGTACTCCTATATATATTCCGGAAAAGATACGCACCGCCTTCAAGAGCGGTACGAGGATAGACCGCCTGTATATCCAGGAGGGCGAGAAGAAAGCGGAGAAGGCGTGCAAGCATGGCATCCCGTCCATTGCCGTGTCAGGGATACAGAATCTGGGAAATAATGGCTCGCTACCGGAGGATTTTGTCAGGATTGTCACCGGTTGCCAGGTCAGGGAGGTGGCATTTGTTTTTGATTCGGACTGGGATGATATCTCAAGTAATATCAAGATAAACGATCCGGTTGAGAAACGTCCCAGGAACTTTTATTCCGCTGCTAGGAATTTCAAGGAGTATATGCGTAGTCTGAAGAACCGTGACATCTATCTGGAGATATTTGTAGGGCATATCCGCAAAAATGATGCAGGGGACAAGGGGCTTGATGACCTGCTGGCCAATACTCTTTTGGGAAAAGAGGACGAGCTGGCCGCGGATTTTGATTATGCCTGTAATGATAAGAAGGGTTCCGGCCAGTATGTAGAGATGTTTAAAATTACCGGTTTCACTGACCACAGGCTGATGGAGCTTTGGTGTCTTCACTCCCATGAGGCGTTTGCTGAGCGCCACAAGGATCTGCTGAAGAATCTTCCGGAATTCCTTTTCAACCGTTATCGCTGGAAATTCGATGAGGATGGCAAGGTCGTATCGGCTCAGCCCTTTGACGCGGACGAGCAGTTCTGGCGTGTGGTCAAGAGGAATGAGGGGAAAGATAACGAAAGATCGGATTATGAGTTTTGTTACGTGAATTCCCAGAACTTTTTACAGAACCGTGGTTTTGGGCGCCTGAGAAGACAGGACAAGAGTTTCTTGTTCATCCATCTGGAACCTCCTTTGGTTAGGTCCTTGGAGGCGAGCGACGTCCGGGACTACCTGTTCCAGTTCGCCAAGCATAATTGCTGCGTGGGAGTGAACGAGATGCTGATCAAGGGGGTGTCGCAGTATGTGGGACCGGACAAGCTATCACTGCTGGAGTACATACAGCCCGATTTCATTAAGCCTTCCCGGGACGGCCAGTATTTCTATTTCGATAAATCGTGCTGGCTGGTCACCCGTGACAGCGTAAAGGAAATGGGCTATGAAAATATCTCACATCATATCTGGGAGGAGCAGAGACGTGACTATCCGGCCAAATATCTGGGAAAACAGCTTGTCACCTTCAGGAAGGACGCTGATACGTATTCCTATGAGCTGACCGAAGACGGACACCGCTGCCATTATCTGCAATTCCTGATCAATGCCAGCAATTTCACATGGAGGAAGAAAAGCGGTGAGGTGACTCCCGAGGAGGAGAACGAGAACCACATCCATCTGCTTTCCAAACTGTGCGCCATCGGGTACATGCTGATGGAAGCGAAGGATTCCAATGTGGCGCGTGCGGTGATCGGTATGGATGGAAAGCAGTCGGAGGTCGGCGAGTCAAACGGGCGTTCCGGAAAGTCCCTTATAGGGGAACTCATGAGGAACGTCATGCCTATAGCCTATATTCCTGGAAAGAACTCCGACATCTTCAAAGACCAGTTTGTATGGAATGACGTGATGGAGAAAACCAAGCTGGTGTTTATTGATGATGTGCTTCAGAACTTCAACTTCGAGTTTCTGTTTCCGAACATTACCGGGGATTGGAGTGTTAACTATAAGGGAGGGCGGCGTATCACGCTGTCGTTCTCGCAGTCTCCCAAAATCTATATTGCCACGAACCATGCCATCCGCGGAACCGGCTCCTCTTTCACGGATCGCCAGTGGCTGTTGGCCTTTTCCGATTTTTATAATGAAAGCCACAAACCGGTTGACGATTTCGGAGCGTTGTTCTTTACCGAGTGGGATTTTGACCAGTGGAACCTGTGCTGGAACCTGCTGGCCAACTGTATCCAACTGTATCTGACGTTCGGTGTGGTCCAAGCTCCTGGAGAACGGCTTGAGGAGCGCAAACTGCGGCAGGAGATCGGGGAAACCTTCATTTCCTGGGCTGACGAGTATTTCTCTGCACCGGAGCATATCGGTTGCCGCCTGGTGAAGAAGGAGCTGTTCGACGCCTTGTGCTTGTATGATCCGGCCCAGCGGAAATATAATACCCCTGCCTCATTCAAGAAAAAATTCGTCATGTATTGCAAATGGAAAGGTTTTGTGTTTAACCCCCAGAAATATGACAGCAAGACCGGACTCCCCTATCAGGTCGATAAGGACGGACGTCCTGTCGTGGATGACAAGTCCGGCGGAGTGGAGTATTTCACGGTCGGTACCGGCAAGGAGATCATACAACCGGGAGAAGATCCCTTGGATCCTGATCTTCCGGGAAATTTGAGACTGGACTACTGACATGGCACGAAGTTATCAGGAAATATTGGAAAAGGTAATGCCTCTGGCCGGGCGTGATCCGGGCCGTTTCAAAAGGTTTTATGACCGGGTAACGGAGTTATTGCTCCGGATTCCCGAGGGAGGATCCATCATTGTATCCGAGCACTGCACAGCCCGCTCTTTGGAACTATTCATGGATGTGGCCGAAATGTGTATCATAGAGGAGCTGTTCCACAAGAGCATTAATGACGCATTGCTGGAGTTTTCTGATGACAGGAGTGAGATCCGGCGTTGTCCGGCCTGGCGGCCTGCGGTCCCTTACAGGCATTTCTACTCGGATAGGAATGTATGATATATCCCAATTTATATCATTGTAAAGTTAGTGATTTTTAGTGAGATATGCAAATAAAAAGGAAGCAATATGCTGAAAAAAGAGAATAAAATTTTTGTGGCGGTATGTCCTGATGTCCGGACACGCAGACAGATGATTTCAAGGCTTGCGGTCAGGCTGGGCTTTGCCCTGATACCTAGTGATGCGGCCAAGCTGATACAGGAGGATCTTTATTCCTGTGACCTGTCCACGGCTTATTTCGTGATGTGCGCCCAGTATAACTTCAGGAACTCCCCTGTGACCAACCAGAGGCTCTATGAAATGGCTGCCAGAGGCTTGTGTGTTATTGTGGGCGTGCGGTCGCTCCCCCGGGAATACGAATTCATAACGCAGGCATTTTATCCTGAAGACATATAGTTTAAAAGTCCGGTTTTCCGGACTTTTTTGTTTCCCCTCATACCCCTTTTTCCCCAGAAAAAACATTTTGGACAATCGTGCGATCTGTTCGAAAACGGGCGACCTATATATTCTTTTTTTTATTTTTTAACTTTTAAGAAATATACCCTTATAAAAAATGAAGAAATTTTCGTGCAATCGTGCAACTGCGTTTTTTTTGATTATAATATATTGATATATAAATATTTATGTCTGCACGATTTTTGCACGATTCCGTTCGATTTGTCCAAAAACGTATTTTATGGCTTTTTGTGCGTGGTTTTACATTTCGTACGAAAATCGTGCGCGAATTGTGCAGTGTACAATATATTGATATTCAATATATTACAATAATATTAATCATCAGATCGTACGGTTGCACGAAAATCCCCCCTTTGTTTTTCAAGGGGTGTTGCAACGGCCTTCATGATTCTTTTGGAAGCCGGTCCATCTTTAGCCGGTTGTTCTTTGACTATCTCAATTTAAATCATTACTTTTGTATAAACACATAAGTATATGATTACCACGAAGATAACGATAGAAAATTATTTAGCCGAATATCTAATAGGCAAGTATGGAACCCCGGACAGCAAGGTAGTCCGCCTGCCTTCAGATCTTGATTTGTACCATTTCGTCTATGATCTTTTGCAGAAACGTCCTGCCGGATGCCCTGTGGATAGCGGAAATCTGGAGCTTGTATTGCCGGAGCGCCGAGAAGCACACCTTCCGGGTGGCAAACCTTTGGCTACCTATAATTATATAGGCGAGAGAGGAGCCAAAATACTTTCCAGGAAGATAAACACAATGATGCGTGCGGAGCTTCATGACCTGTTTGATGAAAACAAACATGTCTATGGTATAGACTACATCAATTCGGCCTGGTACTTTCTCCGGAAGTATTGCATTGAGAGTCTGAGCGTGGAAGCACTTCTGAAAGATTACCAGCGCTGGCGGCGGAAGATGCGCCGTAAAACCTCCGTTCGGGAATATAAACACAGATAATTTTATGTGACGTAGCGTGTCTTTTTGTCCTTTCCATGTCCTTTTTGGAGGTGTTTTTATGTGGAAAAACGGTCTTTTCATGACCGGGTGTGATGACCGCTTCTCCGTGTCCTTGTTCATGGATGGATCTGTTCTTTATTTTGCAGGAAAAAAGAACGGATGAATCGTATTCAGTTAATATTCAATGAAAAATGGGCCATGGCTAGAGAGGATTATTACAATCTGGTCTCACTGATCCTTCCTTCAATACATTCCGGCAATTTTAAGGAGGTAGAGGCATTTTTTGAAAAAGATACCGTGACCGCATACGCATCGGATCTGAATTTTGTGGGGCGGTGGAATTTGGAAGACAGCGGTCTTCCTTCCGATTCGGTTGCCGTTATTGTGCTGGAAGGGACGCTCTATGCCTGGGAGACGTTCCGCCTTCAGGAATATATTGCACAGGCGGCAGCTAATGACCGTATTGCAGGCATCATTTTGTGGATAAATGGACCGGGGGGAATGATTACCGGTCTGGACAATGCGTCAAAAATGATATCCGAATGTCCCAAACCCGTAGTCGCTTACATTGCCGGAGCTTGTGCTTCCGCACATTTTTGGCTGGCATCAGCCGCAGACAAGCGCTTTCTTGGCTCGTTGATGTGCGAGGTGGGTAGTATCGGTGTTGTGGGTACCTATTATAATGCCAAGGAGGCCTTGAAAAAAGAAGGAATCGATTATCGGGAGATTTACCCGGATTCGGCCGACTTGAAAAACAGGGAACACCGGGAGATTGCGGAAAACAATAACGAGGAACCTTATAAGGAAAAGCTGTCAAAACTGCACATGATGTTCTGCCGGACCGTTTCGGAGAACCTTTCCATCGCTTATGACAAGGACTCCCCCGTGTTCCGCGGGGCGACCTTTATGGGTGATGAAGCGGTCAGGGAAGGACTGGCGGACGGTTATAACACTTTGGAGGGAGCTGCGCGCTGGATTCTGGCGCAGTCCGTCATCAACAAGACAAATCAAATCTTTTAAATTTTTATTTTTATGGGAAAGTATTCTAAAATGTCCACCTTTGCCGGCGCAATCCTTGGATTGCTGGGGCTGAAAGAGTGGAAGAAGGCTGAGGACAAGGATATCCTCGATGCCGATGATGTAGCCAAGCTGAAAGAACTTGGCTTCGATGAGAAGTTCATAACTCCTTTCGGGGAAGCGTTGAAAAATGGTTTTAAGGATGAGGAACAGCAGGCCGGTCCTGTTGAGAACTCGGGAGAGGCGCTGATTCGTGGTCTGCTGGCGCAGAAAGTATCCGAAATGGCTTCCTTGCAGGAGCAGTTGGATGCAATAAGAAAGACAGACGGGGAAAAGACGCAGGCCATCACCCGGAAAGATACCGAAATAGCGGAGCTGAAGCAGAAGATTTCGGTACTGAGCGCATTGCCGGAGCCGGACCATGGTGCGGGTGCCGGTCTGAAACAAAATACGGGTGCCGGTGCCTTCAACCTGGATGATGACAAGCAGCTTGGAGGTATGCAGGGTGAGATGTTCGCGCTGGATCGTCCGTATAACATGCGTGCCCGTGCCGCTCTGCTCGCAAGTCAGGGAATCAATATTCAGGTCCGTGCGGAAAGTTCCGTGGATTACGGTCGTCTGAAGGAGGACCTTGGTGCGTTCTACCGCATCCGCTGGCAGGACCGTTTGCAGTCATTCCTGACCAAGCTCCCCAGTATCGAGAGCATCTTCCCGGTGGAGAGCGGATATCAGGATCTGGCCACTCTGGTCAACATTTGGCTGGGTGAGTTCTCGCAGGCTGACAACACCTCCAGTGATTTCGACAATGTGACCAAAGGTGAATATGAGTTCGACAACGAGACATTGCGTATGTTCAGTGTCATGTTCGCCCATAAGTTCCGTGACCTGAAGCAGCTGGAAAAAACCTGGATCGGCTCTCTCAACAAGGAAGGATCACAGGCGATCAAATGGTCATTCATTGAATACATTCTGGCGGAAACAGCCAAGAAGTTGCATAACGAGCGTGAGCTGCGCCGTATCAATGGCGTGCGCAAGGATCCTGACCTTAACAAGCCGGGACGCGCCATGGAAGCGGCCGACGGGCTGTATGAATGGCTGAGAAAGAAGGTTGACGGTTTCATTGACATTAATAACGGGAAGACCGTTTACCAGATCAAGCCGTTTGTGCTGGGTGAGATCACGGAAGCCAATATCGGTGAGAAACTGTTCCAGGGTACGGGAATGATTCCTGCCGTGTACCGTGACAGCGGGCAGCTGGCCCTGTATCTTCCCAGCTATATGGTAGTATGGTATCACAAGTACAACGAGCTGCACTATGGTGTGAACCAGGATTACAAGGCCAATATGATGTACGTTAAGGAATATCCGGCTGTGAAGCTGATTCCGATTCCGAACGCAGACAATCACCAGCGTATTTTCTGGACGATGGAGGGCAATATCAAATGCTTCGAGCATGTGGCCGGTGAAATGACAAATTTCAGCTTGGAACAACAGGACTGGACGCTTAAGGTATGGTCCTTGTGGAAGGAATCCATCTGGGCGCGTGCGGTAGGTTTCAAATATACGAAAAAAGAGGATATGGACGGCAGCCGCCAGATGATCTTCTGTAACGAGTATGACCGACCTGCATCCTCCTTCATTGACGGGGAGAAGGACAAAAACCCGAACGTAGCCCTGCATACCAGTGTACAGACCGTGGCCAACACCAGCCTGTTCACCATTACGGATATTGAGAACGCCGAAGTGGGTAAGATTGTCACCATCAAGTGTGGCAGCGAGGACAAGGGGGTAAAGATCACCAAATCCGATAAGTTCAGCTTGATCAGTGCCGACTGGATACCGAAGAAAGGGGACACCATACGTCTGATGAAACGTTCTGACGGGAAATTTATCGAAATCGGACGTGATACGGCAGCTTCCGGTGCATTACAGTTCGCCAACGATGCAACCACTCCATCCTTGGCGGGTGCCACGGTGTTCGTAACGGGAACCAATACCAAAGCGACGGCCATCACGAATTTCACAGATGCGGTGGAAGGTGAGGTGTATACCATTCACGGGGCCGGGAATACGAATGCGTCTACTATCGCTAATAGTGGTAATTTTGTCCTGACTGATGCCATGACGCTCAGCGCCGGCAAATTTATCATGCTGACTTATGCAGGTGGCAAATTCTATGAGGTGGCACGTGGTTAAATTTATGGGCGGAGTAATCCGCCCCTGTTATTCATTTTAAATTGTTATAATTATGGCATACGTTAAAAGAGCAGTGAAGCGCCCGGAAGGTAATCCGGGTAAAGGGATCAACCCGCGCGACATGATGAGTATCATTGATGTGGATGATATTCTGGTGTTCCCGGCACGTGACTCGGCCGGTGTGTTGATGACCGAGAACATACAATTGAAGCCTGGATGTTATTCTACCGACATCTATTTCACTCCCGGTACCGTGGAGGTTACAAGCAATACAGACGGAGATCCTGACGCACTTGGTTTCACCCCTACGGTCAAGGGGAACCATCCGGGAAACAAGCAGGCGGTCCGTGAGTTCAAGACCAACTGGCTCGGTCGGAAATGTATCGTGATAATGAGCTACTGTGACGGTCAGGACAAGGATCTGTTCGGTTCCCCCTGCAATCCCATGCAGATGGGAGTCAATTATACCGGTAACAAGGATGCCAACTCCTCTGAATTCACTTTTACCCAGATCAGTAAAGGGGATGACATCGCCATTTATAAGGGTACTGTTCCTTCGGAAGAACCGGTGGCGAGTGTGAGCGCGTCTGCCACTACCATCCCGTTTACGGCGGAAGGGCAATATCAGCTTCAGGGTGGTGAAGCGGAAATAAATAAAGTGACCGGCGGACGGCATGGTGCAGTGATGACCCTGCTGGGTGTAGCGTCAGGCGTGGCTCCGACAATTGCTCACGGCGGCCAGTTCCTGCTGCGTGGCGGAGAAACCTTCACCGCTAGTCCGGGCAGCCAGATAACCCTTCAGGCTTTTGAATCCGGTTCCGGTACATGTACATGGATTGAGCAGAGTCGTTATCAGGCATAAGTCATATTCTTATTTTAGTGAGGTTTCATTATTTCAGGAAAGCGGGGCTTCGGTTCCGCTTTTTTTTATTATTCAAATACACGAAAAAGTTTGCTAGTAACAAACTTTTTCGTATATTTGCAGTGTCATAACAAACGCGGGTGACGTCCGCATAAGTTCTTTTAATTATGGAACAATTGTTCAAGGCTATCCAGGAGATAGCAAGACAGAACCCGGAAGGGTTCACGGTTGACCTTACAACCTTAAAAAAGGTCACAAAAGGCATCTCAGTCGCTTATCTTGAAACTCAGGACAGTTTCGGGGAAGATGGTCTGAGAAGAGTTCTTAACCATGCTTTAGAGCACGAAAGGAAAGTCGGCGGATGGCTGAATGAAGAAAACGGACAGTTTTATTTCGACAGCATCCGGATTTTCACAGATCTGGAAGCAGCCAAGCGCTTCGGACGTGAAAACAGGCAGATCGCGATTTTCGACCTGACGCATTTAAGACTTGTCAAATTGTGACGGGAAGGGCTTCGGCCCTTCCTTTTACAGATTAAAAACAAATATTCCGATAATCAATCGTAAATTGATGCAGTATGAAAAATTTGGATTTACTTCCTCTTTCTCCAGAGGTTAAAAAGAGACTTGATGAGTTTGCCAGACAGTATGCACGTATGGCGCATATTGTAATTGAAATTGTTTCCTTCTCCGAAGGCCGTCTGATTGTCCGTGCGGAGCAGAAGGATCTGGTGAATGGACAGTTCCTTTCCAAAAAGGAACTTCACGAGCGTGTCCGGGAAATGTTTAAAGGTGAGATTCCGGAAGACTGGAAACTGACAGTTTCCGCTGTTAATTTTGACCGCAAGGATATTGACGGCATTACTGTCGAATGGGTCAGGAAACGTATGGAAAAATTAGGGCTGAAGGCCAAGCACCTGAGTAATTATACCGGGATTGACAAATGTACGGTATCGTCCATACTTTCCGGAGACAAGGACCTGACCAAATGGCATAAGGTGGCATTGTATTATTTCTTCAAGTATTACGAGGTGGCGCAGTTTTGATCAGATGCGGCAATATAGTATTAACAGTGTTCACCACATCCATGGGGAACTGAAAGAGGAGTTGGACAGATTCAATCATGCGCTGCAAGACATTTCTCAAAAAATAGGTTCACTCAGACTTTCTTATTGAAAGCTGTTTTTATTCGACCTGTCTTTTGCCCGGCAATTGCCGGGCTTTTTCTTTGTATGGTACATTGTAAATTTTATCGTATGAAAGAAAAAATTATTGCTTATCTGAGCGGTCCCCGTCCGTATCGTGAGGGGATTGCTTTGTACGAGGAGTACGGGCTTAATCTGATGCTGAAAGCCACTTTCCGGCGGAATGCCGAAACAGACCTGCTTCGTGCCACCTTGATGGAGGAACTGCGCAAGCTTGCCGGAATTTCGGAAACGGCTTTCAGGACAATGCAACGGAAGGCAGTGGACTCTCCCCACATATCTTCAGCTTCTATAGTGGTGGAAGAGATCAAGGCTGAGAAAACCGCAGTGAATGTTCCTGTCACCCCGGTTGTGGAAAATGTGATCCGTTTCCGTGACCGTTTCCCCTTCCTCAACTCTCCGGATTGTCCGGATGTACTGAAAATACTGGTTGCCGATATGTTCACGGCCTATGACCTTTATCTAAAAACTTTCAGGGAACTGGGGGAACTGCCGGATGACGTTGAGCTGGAACAGGCGTTTGCCATAGCCAAAACAACTGTGGAGAATTACCTGGAGGACCGGAGTATCTGGGAGGAGTTGGAATATTACCGTGACAATCATGCGCTGCTCGGGAAACATCCCCGTATTGCCGTCTATCTAGCTTCTGACGAGCTTTCCAACAAAAGTGATCTTGAGGTGATGAATATCCGTAAGAATGCGGCCAGCAACGTGTCCAAATGGAAGAAGAAGCTTGAAACCGTTGAAGGTGAGGAGGAACGTGCGAAGGCATTGGCGGCAGTGGATAAATGGGAATCTATGAAATCGGCCGCCGAGAAGGAACTGGAAAACAGAAAAAAAAACTGATATTTCGGAAGGGGACGCTGGAGGACGGGATCAATGGGCTACTCCTGAAAATGGAGCGTTTCTCCCACCCTTGTGACCGTGGCGAGTTTGCCCATTTACTGTCTGCAAAAAAATGCGAGTTGGCGTACCTAGAAGAATGTTTGAACAAATTATCTTATGAATGATATTCCCCCTGACAGCCTGGCTCTAACTGGAGAGCAAAAAAATGATGTTCGCCGCATGGCCTCTTTAGGTTATGCGCCGGAGGATATTGCCGCCTATCTTGGCCTTGACGCTTCTGAATGCTTTCTTTTTGTATATGACGCCGGTATTCCAGGAACCACCATTCGAGGGCTGATCCGTGAAGGCGTGCTTGTCTCACGGGCCGCTCCCGAGATAAAGCTGCACGAAGCAGCTGAGGACGGGAATATTGATGCCGTTAAGCTGCTAACGGAGATCCAGGAACGCCGTTTGTTTGAGAATCTGTTAAAAGATATGGATGAATATGAGTGAATTGCCGGTCAGACCTTCAAGAGTGGACTTTGAAAAGGTTGATCTGAATCAGATCCAGCGCATTCTTTCCACCGGAACGCTGGATTCTTTGCGTCCGGAAGAGAGGGAGTATTTCTCTCTAATGGAGATGGTACGTGGTCTGCGTGCCAGGATGCGTTTCACTAACGGCAGGATGGTGACAAAGGCAGGAATAATCAGGCTGCTGAAGTCGGAACCGTACAGCCTGTCCGACTGGATGGCCCGGCAGGTGTATAATGACAGCATCAATTTTTTCTATACCCAAGACAACATCCGTCCGGAGGCGTTTGCTGCCCTGTATGCCGAGCGTGCCGAGAAGTGGGCGGACGCCGCTTTCCTGGCCGGCAAGATCAAGGAGGCAAGGGCCTTGTTGAAACTTGCCGGTGAATACCGCAGATGCTTCAGGAAGGAACAGGCGGAGATACCGGAAGAGCTTCTAAACCAGAAAAAGGTTGATATCTATACGGCCAGCCGTGAGGATCTGGGCGTTCCCGCCATTGATAGAAAGGAACTGGAGGGTTTCATCGACTCGATACCGGAGATACCTATTGCTGTGCGTGATAATCTGAAAGAGGACGCACGGATAAGAAAGTTTGATTTGAAAAAACGTATGATTTATGATATCGAGGAATTTAGCGAGGAAGATAGCGAATGATGAGGATGTGGATGTAAAATTCAGCCATAATGTCCAGATGCTGACCGATTTCGTGGATACGACCATTCTGGTTGTCATAGCCGGGCGTGGTATGTCCAAGAGTACGGTCATACAGTCCAGACGTTCATACAGGTGTATCTGGGAAATGCCCGGTGCGCCTTTAGCTTTTGTCGCCAACACTTATGCCAATCTGAAGGACAACATCATGCCCGCCGTACAGAAGGGATGGGAAATGATGGGGCTGTACGAGGGGGTGCATTATATCCGTGGAAAGGAACCGCCAGCCTCCTGGAAGGCGAAATGCTCCATAATTGTCAATGATTACCGGAACTGCTATTCCTTCTGGAATGGCAGTGTTATTTTTATGGGTTCGCTGGATAACCCTTCACTGCTTGCCGGCAAATCGGTGGTCCATCTGTTTTATGACGAGTCAAAATATGACAAGGACGAGAAGGTGAACCGTGCCATGCCTGTTCTACGTGGCGATTCTCTCACTTACGGGGCATCGCATCTGTTTCTTGGTCTGACGATCACCACTGATATGCCGGATGTCAACGAGGGGGAATATGACTGGTATTTCCGTTATGCGCCCAATATGGATCCAGACCGTATAATTCTGATTGTACAGGCGGCTTTTGAACGGAACGGGCTGCTGTTGAAGCAACTGCGCGAGCAGAAGAAAGACAATCCCAGTCACTCCGTGCTGGCGCGTCTGGAAAGGAAAATAGATTATTATGATCGGGCCTTGCGCAAATTGCGCCGCGGACAAACCTTTTTTCTTAACGCATCCTCCCTGGTCAATGTTGATATCCTGACCCCAGAATATATACGAAACTTATATCAAGGTACTCTTGAACTGCATGAGTTCTGCAAGTCGGTGCTGGGTATGCGGCCCGGTCTCCGGCGTGATGTCCGCTTCTATGTATTATTCGGGCAAAGGCATAAGTATTATGACGGGAGTCCTGGAGGGGAGCCGGCGGAAAATAGTCGGGAGTTGCGCTATCTGCGGCATGACGAGCCTTTGGATGGCGGCATGGACTTCGGCAACATGCTTTCATTCGTGATTGGGCAGGAAGACGGAGCGTATTACCGATGCCACAAAAACTTTTTCGAGATACCTCCCGGATGGTTCCGTGAGCTGGCTGACCAGTTCTTGGATTTCTTTGCTTCACATGAATGTAAGGAACTGTCGTTGTATTATGACCGGGCCGGCAATAATTTTGAAAGACAGGGGGAGGATTATGCCAGGAAGATAAAGGATGCCATAGAGAAGGATGCCGATGGCCGGCGGACCGGATGGACCGTCATTCTGATGAGCCGCAGACAGAGTATCATCCCCCAGTCGGAGGAATACGGATTCATGCAGGAGTTGATGAAGGAAGAGAATGGGCAATTGCCCCGATTGCTGGTTGATGCGGTGAATTGCCGTGAAATGGTCAGCAGCGTTGAGAAAGCCCCAGCCGGCATCCGCTATAAGGGTGAAACCAAGGTGGTGTTCAAGATCAAGAAGAGTGAAAAGCTTGCCCCGAAGAAACTTCCCATGTTTTCTACCAATTTCAGTGACGCTTTCAAATACCTGATGATGCGCAGAAACTGGCGTCGCATTGTCCGTATTGCCCGTGGCAATAATGCAAATCCCTATATCCCCGGTTTTGAGGAGTGATTTCTGTCCGTACCAGGCATCCCGCCGTTTTTCTCTGTCATATTTCACGAAAATTGCCCGGGGCAATTGCCCCGGGACTTCTGAGCGGCCCGCACGGAAACAAGAGACGTGGTTTTAAAGATTTTGGTTTTATGGTATTATTTATTGAAAACTAGATATTTATGTGCTCTTACAGCAAAATTCAAGGCTGAAATACGCACATTTTGAATGATAAATACGAAAATAAGGGGAAAATCAGTCATTTTTTGGCTGGTTTTTCACTGGATCTTGTGAAATGCCTTGCGGGGGAAGGCGAAAAAGAACCCCCGGCCTGTAAGTAGTTATCTCACCCACATACTTACACAAAGATGCGGAAAGTCGCACAGCCGGGGGGAATACCCTCTACTGCGACTTTCCGCATTTTGTATGTTATGTGAGTGAGATGGCGCAAAGATAATCAAATATTATTGTATGAAAGTGATAGAGATAATAAACTTTAATCGCGAGCTGCTGAAAAAGTTGCAGGAGGCGGGTGTCCGTCTGGAGGATGTCCAATATGTGGATTTGTATTCGGAATACATGTACCGGACAAGTCAAGGGGAGAAAGTATCCTATGTCGTTGCCGTGCTTTCTGAAAAATATTCGGTCAGTGAGAGAACGATTTATGCCCTGATTAAGCGGTTTCGGAGTGATTGTAAGACGTTTGCAGTATGAGCGGACCGTTTTATCAGGCGGACTGTGCTGTTTCTCCTATCTTTAGGATATTTCATTTTTATAAGGAGGAATGGCTATGAACAAGTATTATCAGGTGCTGGACAAGATACTTGCCACAGGAAAAACGCAATCAAACAGGAAGGGGAACATACAGTACCTTCTGAATGAGGTTCTGGTACTTACACCAGCGGATCTGTTGGACATCTTTGAAGGGCATCATATTGCCCGCAAGAAGCTTCGTAATGAACTGCATTTGTTTATGCAGGGTGAGCGCCAGGTGGAAAAATACCGCGAAGCAGGTATCAACTGGTGGGATTATTGCGGATCCATTCTTGTGAACTCTTATCCCACCTATTTTGAGAAGCTGCCGCCACTCATAGACAAAATCAACAGGGAGAAACGTAACAGTAAGAATTATGTGCTTTTCCTAGGTGAGACCGGTGTGGAAAGCAACCAGACGCCCTGCCTGAGCTTGGTGCAGTTTCAGATTGACAATGGAGAACTGGTGTTGTCCGCATACCAGCGCAGCAGTGATGCAAATCTCGGATTGCCTGCTGACATTTATCATCTGTACCTGATGGCACGGCAGATAGAACTTCCCCTGAAGTCGATCACCCTCTACCTGGGAAATGTACATATTTACGAGAACAATATCCCAGGTACCCGTGCACTGCTTGCCGGTGACGAGACTGTCCGTTTCGAACTGAATGTCTGATCTGCTGCATGTGTCGTGCAGTGGGTAACGCTCCTGATCCTGCCTGTTTCTCATAAATTCAGAAGATCTTTGCGGCGTTTTTTTTAAATGGAAAGTAACATGAGAAATATGTATCTGTCTGCCCCGCTTCCGTTTGTGGGGCAGAAACGTATGTTTGCCAAAGAATTCATCAAAGTATTGGACCGATTCCCAGACAGTACCGTTTTTGTGGATCTTTTTGGCGGATCGGGGCTGCTGTCCCACATTACCAAACGGGTAAGACCTGATGCTGTTGTGGTATATAATGATTTCGACAACTACCGGCAACGGCTTGACAATATACCGAATACCAATCAGTTGCTGGCAGATTTGCGAAGGATAACAGCGGAACTCCCCAGAAAAAAACGTATAACCGGTGAAGCCCGTGAAAGAATATTGGCTCGTATTGAAAAGGAGGAAAAGGAACATGGCTACGTTGATTATATCACATTGTCGTCATCCCTGTTGTTTTCCATGAAATATGTGCTGAATCTGGATAATATGAGGAAAGAAACGTTTTATAACACTATCCACCGGACTGACTATTCCGATGCGAAGGATTATCTGGAAGGGCTAACCATTGTCAGTGAGGATTATAAGGAAGTGTTCAAACGTTACAAGGATGTTCCGGGGGTGGTTTTCCTGGTTGATCCCCCTTATTTAAGTACAGAAGTCGGAACATATAAAATGTACTGGCATCTGGCTGATTATCTGAATGTCCTGCATGTTCTGAAGGAGCATTCGTTTGTGTATTTTACATCCAATAAATCTTCCATTCTTGAATTATGCAGTTGGATTGGGGATAATCCCTCAATCGGTAATCCTTTTAAGGATTGTGTGAAAGTGGAATTCAATGCCTGTGTGAATTACAGTAGCTGTTATACTGATATAATGCTGTGTAAACAAGGTAAAAAAGATGTTTCGGATTTGGCTGCCTGATATTGAAATCTGTGAACAGGATGTGCATTTATAACAGAAGTCCTGTTATCAGGCCAAGCAAAAGGAATATTAGACTGTTTATTATCAGCTTTTTGATCTGATAAAGGTGCATACAAATAAGGCTTACCTCTTTTTGTAACTGCTTGATATCTTCCTGTTCTTTTGTCATGGTTCATATTTTTGATGCATCAGCAAAGGTAATAAAAATCCGCTAGGAAATTCGGGATGTTGAATATTATCCCTATATTTGCGATGCCGAATCTTGATAAAAAACATTTTTGTAAAAATGACTCCTCATTCGATGTGTAACCTGTAGAATCGGGTTCCGGATTTATCACCGGTCGGCGCGCATTGGATGAGGATTCGCCATTTTATATTATGGGCAAAAGTAAACCAAATAAGCCAGCTCCTCCTATTCCGGTAGTAAAGACATCCACTGGAGCAGACCAGATTCCTCTTACCACAAAATAATATAAGTGATAATGAAAAGGATCGCAGTTATACAGGAGCCGGTAGCGAGGAAAGAAAGTGATGCGCTTATCTGCCCGGCTCTTTTCTCATTTAATGCACGTTGTTTGCTGATGCTCTCTTGAAGCATGACCAGCTCATCTGCCAATACATTCTTTTTCTTATCCGCTTTCGGACATTTTTGGAAATATTTTACATATTCCGGTATTCTGAATTCTTCCGGATCTCTTCCTTTAGCATAGAAATCGTGTGGCTTCATGGCTTTTGTGACATATATCAAGGATATGAAAGAGAATGTGAATAAGGCAAGGCATCCATACGTGACAGGAAGATCATTTTGTTTGTCTAAGTTTGAGAGTACGTATCCCATAGAGGCAGCAATAATGGCATAATAGATGCCGAACAGGATATAACAGCGCTCTGTTATGGTCGATTCCACCCGTATATAGTCTTCCAAACGTTTTGCTGCTTCTTGACAGTAGAACTCCAGAATTTCTTTATCCAGTACATTTAGTTGTTCGTCATTTAATCGTTCCATGGATGGTTACTTTTTAAGTTGTTACAAAACTAGTAAAAAAATCCATTAGTAAATGCCTGGTTGTTGGATATTATCATTACATTTGCTGTTCCAATTAAATAATAATCTCGTAAAAAACAAAATCATGAAAAAAGTAATGCTTTTAGTATTAGTTAGCACATTATCTTTATTGTTGTCTTCATGTTATAGTTCTCAATTGTATGTAGGTGGCATGGAGGTTGACGAACCTAAAAGAGTTTTGAACTCAAAGACAAACAATCATTTTCTTTTCGGGTTGATATCACCAGCATCAAACAAGAAAGATATCAAGCAATATGTTGGGGATCGTCAGAAGTATGCAATCAAAAACCACCATACTTTTTTAAATGGTTTTTTGGAGGTTATTACTTGTGGTATCTATACTCCGTCAAAAACGACATTTTATGTACCTATAAATGAATGACATTTAAAATTTTATGCCTCGTACTATTTAAGTTCGGGGCTTTTTTGTGGTTGTTTCTTAATCACTTAATTATTTATCGTTATCCGTAAGAGCAGTGGAGAGGTCAGCTATATGACTGAAATCAGAGAATTTTCATTTCGGAAGAAAGTTTACTAACCGTCAGATGTGCCTTATGGCTCATGCTTCTCTTACCTTCATGGCACTGGCAGTGCTCCGCCTTCAAAAAAAATCCCAAAAAGTTTGTGGATAAAAAAATAATTCTCATATTTGCAGTGCTAAAACAATTCAATCCTGTTGGTCAGGAACGTAGAGCGCGGTTAATGCTCATGATAGTTTAATGGGCTTTTTTTATGCCCATACAGATTCACTTTGCAGATGTCAGCAAAATGATATATAGGAGATTGTAGAAGTCACAACTTGTTGTGCAAAAGTTACGGCTGCCTTTCCCATCAACTTAATTGCTCTACGGAGTGACTACGGATTGATTGTTTTAGCGAACTCGGGAAACGGCGGCCGTTCTTGCGTTCTATTATTGCCGAAACGCTAAAGCAATCAATCCGTATGAAACAAACAGTTTCAATTCCTGCTACCGACATAAATGTCGTGAGCAAATCGTCAGTCCTAACTATGTGGCTGAACCGTGAAAATCAATTATTTTCTTCCGTACTTGAAGAATCAGTGTCTAACCGTCAGGTGTGCCTTATGGCTCATGCTTCCTTAGCTTTTTCTGCATTGGTATGTGCCGGTTTTGTGTCGGCTGTTCCTGCATTGCTTTGCCTGGCTTGGTTTGTTGTGTCGTTACATCTTGCTTGGGAAGGAGGTCTGAGATGAAATTCTTTATTGATGAGCCCAAAACTTACCTGTCTGTCAACAATAAAGGCAGGGCTATGAACCAGTGGATTTCCACTTTCACTCATGTATTGATTCCTGATGAACTGTCACGTGATGCCTTTATTGAGAGTGTTCGTGCCAAAGCGTCCATGTTGGATGAAGAGTTTCCAAGAACCAAACCGCTTCGTGTGGATGTTTCCAGAAACAATGATATACATATTGAGGTCTATCCCGATAAGAATCCGTATAATACTGTCTTCATAGTTCATATTTATCCAATACGCGGCGAGTTCCGTTTCTGTGAATCTACAAACCCTAAGATATTGGAAGGAGGCCTGAAATGAAAGAAGAAGGATTTAACCCGAATGCTGTCATAACAGATCAAGTGATAGATGCGCTGGCTAATATACAGGATCATGAGCCCGGTTCCTTTCGGGAGCATACGGAGAAATTGACGGATATTCTGTTGGATGACTTTGAGCTGATGGAACCGGACAATTTGAAAAGAAATCTGGATTTGGTGCAATTCTTTCGGTTCTATGCAGGACTGATAGAGAAATTACATCCACAAAGCAAGTAGTCCTGTCCTTTATCCCATATTGCATTTGTCCCATATTTGCTTGAAAAATAGCGAATATGGGACAAATTAATTTATATACCGCAGTCGAGGAGATGAAAGCGGTGAGCAAAGCTGAAGGGACATTCAGTATCAAATTCCGGAAATACAACCGTCAGAAACAGTCTGGCGGTGATCTGGTGTTTTTGAAAGCGGCCAGGCTTCGTTCCAAGGCTTCTGATGAAAAAATAGAGAATGCCAGTCATAAACTGTTTCTTGTCGATACGGAAACAGGCAACGCATTGAACTGCTGGCAGATTCTGGTAGTGGAATTTAACGGACAGAAAACAGTTTTGTAATATGGAGGTAAGACGTAGCGGAAATTTCGGCTTTGTGGACCCCGGCAATGGATCGCTTTATTCCTTTGACATTTCAGGACGTGGTAAGGGATGGGAACCTTCCAGTATCATGCTGAACCATAACCGTAACACCTGTTTCACGAGGAAAATGAGTGTGGCCGGATATGATATCGTTCCGATGGGGGATAACAATGACATGCCCGGAGAGGTCATGCGCCTGCTTGACCGGTTCTATGCCGGCGAGGGTATTCTTGGCAAGATTGCCGGTCTGCAATGGGGGGACGGTCCCCGGTTCTATGAGGATGCAATTGATGATACGGACAACCGTTTCTACAAAAAATGGGTGCTTGCACCTGATATTGAGTCGGACATGTCTTCCTGGGATTATCGGATTTGTATGCACCGTTGTCTGGTTGATCTCACCCACATGCAGGGCTTCTTTATCAAGTTTGTCCGCAACCGTGCGCCCCGTATTGGCGGGCGGGGGAAGCTACTAAGGTTGGAGCATATCCCTTACCAGCGTGCCAGACTGTTGTACCCTCCCCCTGGGAAAAATGATCCGGAAGGCATTGTCGTGGGAGATTTCCCTTTCCCGGATCCTGAATATATGGAGAGGTATCCCATGTTTGATCCGGCAGATCCTTTCCGATATCCGGTGTCGGCCAGATATTACAACATCTATTCCTTCTGTAAGGATTTTGTTAGTACCCCGCGTTTTCTGGGAGCCTTTGACTGGCTGGAAATAGCCGGTACCTTGGCACCATTACTGCATAACTATAATCTGAATTCCAGCGCGCTCAGTCTGCATATAGAATCTCCACAAGGGTATTGGGACAAGGCGGAGGAACGTTTGAAATCCGTATGCCGCAAGCGTGGGGAAACCTATACGGCCAAGATGCTGGAGGATTACAAGGATGAATGCATGGAGAAATTTGCCGGAGGTATTACCGGGATGAAGAATGTGGGAAAATATATGCACACCACCCGGTTCTGGAGCGATGAAGCCAACGATTTTGAGGGATGGAAGGTGACTCCTATTGATAAGAAGGTGAAGGATTACATCGAGGCACAGATCAGAATCAGCAACAAGGCTGACGCTGCTGCCACCTCCGGGTTCGGAATTGATCCGGTGCTGGCGAACCTCATTTTGGAAAACAAACTGAGCAGTGGAAGCGAGAAACTGTATTCCATCAAGGTCTACAATGCGTCTGAAACGGCTATTCCGGACATGATACTCTGCAAGCCGGTGCAGGAGTATATCAATGCTAACTGGCCGGGAACAGATATACGTATCGGACTGTACAGGCATGTGGTGAGTCAGGAAGAGAACGTGTCGCCGGGAAACCGTATGAAAGAAAATATATAAGTTATGAAAATGATATTCGACAGAAACGGAGAAGGGCGCCAGGAGCTTGTTGCGGCGCTGGGAATGATTTCCGACAGCCTGGACTATTCCAAGTGGAAGCCGGTACTGCCTTTGGCCGCACGCCAGCTGACCTGTATTATCGGGGCGGACGTGCTTTCGGCGATAGTCGACCTTTATTGGGATGAAGACCTGGATTCAGAGAAAGAGGAACTTGTATTCATGGCGCAGCGTGCCGTGGCATATTTCGCATGGGTAAAGGTTGTTCCCACGTTGGATGCACAGCATGGCGGTAGCGGAAGGCAGAGGAAACTGGGAGAGAATGAGAAGGGGCTGACTGCCCTTCAGGAATATAAGGATGAAATGAACATACTTAATCTGGCGTATGAGTCGGTGGATGCTCTGGTAGGATTCTTGGAGGATAAGCAGTTTGACTTCTGGGAAAAAAGCCTGGCTAAAAGACAGATGAACGGATTGCTCATCCGTACCAAGGACGAGTTTGACGAGTTCTATCATATCGGCAGCCACCGTCTATTTCTCATACTGGTTCCCATCCTGCGTGAAATACAGCGTACAGAAATTCTGCCTGTTGTCGGAAAGGAGCGGTTTGATTGGCTTGTCAGAAGGGATCCGGACGTATGTGACACTCTTTTGGAGGAATGCCAGCGACCTCTGGCACTGTTGGCCATCAAGAAAGCGGTTGATCGCCTGCCTGTAGAGGTTATTCCGGAAGGTATCGTACAGGTGCAGCAGACCGGAACTGTAAAGGAAAAGTTACGGGCAGAGAAAGAGGCGCGGAAAAGTGTGGCGGACAGTCTTCAGGCCGATGCCGACCGGTATCTTCAGGAATTGCAGGATACGGTGGCGGCTTTGGACGCCGCGCCTGAGGAGGTTGATTTCTATGTTTCAGGCCCCACGCTTCAAAGCAAGGGGATAACCTTTTGATTTTTATGCGTGTAATATATTATCAGAACAGACAAGTGAGTGTGCCGGAAACGCTTGAGGAACTGACACCTGCCCAGTATTACCGTTATCTGGAGATCGCCACCATGGCTAACCAGCATATATTGTCGGAACCCGGGATACGTTTGAAAATTCTGTCTCTTTTTCTGGCACTCCCAGTTGATATGGGGCATCTTCCTCCATCCACATGGAAGGAAACGCTGGCACTGTTGTCCCTGACGGATCCGTTCGTTATTCGTGAGGGAAAATCTTTCCGGCTGGACCTGAGTACCGGAATCAACCTCCTTCCGGAATGGAACGGCTTTCACGGACCGGAAGACATGCTCAACGGGGTATCGTTTGACACCTTCTGCAAGTGCATGGCACTGGTAAGACGGATGGGTGATGAGGGTGGCGGCGACAGGGACATGATATTACGGGAGTTCGGAAAAGCTCTTTATACGGGAAGGGAAGGTGCGGAACCGCCAATTCTGCTCTGCCTTCATGCTTATCTGTTTTTTATGAATGTGTTCGCCATCATCCGGGAGGAGCCTTTGGAAATTGACGGTGAAACGGTTAACTTGCGGATTCTTTTCCGAAAAGATGAGAAGCCGGAAGCGGATGACCATACCGGCTGGACGGGCATTGGAATGGATATCGCTGAGAACGGGGCATTCGGGAACTATGCAGAGGTGAGGGCGACACCGTTCTGGGATATCCTTATTTTCCTTTACAGAAAGAAGTTTGAGAAATTACATTCCAAAAGATAGAGCCTATGATCAGTTTGAAAACCTATCGTGAGTATTATGAGAATGTCATGCGGCGTGTACCAGGCATACATTCCGTCAGAGTAGTGAATGTGGACCAGGACATGAGCGACTGTCTGAAAAGTATCAGTTCTGACGAGCTTCCGGTTCTGTTCGTGGTCGTACCGTCCGCACAGGAGACAGGTACGGATCCGGACAATGTGGAGGAGGATAACTTGTGCCTTATATTTCTGATGGACCGTATGGATATGCAGCGCCGTGGTCCGGTTCGGGTGCTGGAAGATACACAGCCCCTTGTCGAGAGCATCAAGAATGTGATGCGTGGTGACAGGAACAGGGGGTGCTGTCTTATGCGTAATCTTGACCGGATGACCACTACCCCGGAAACAGGATTCTATACGGATTACAGCGGTTGGAGTGTGTCGTTTAAACTTGGTACGGAATGAGTGACGGATGGAACCCTGTGAGGGAGGAGTTCTTCAAAAGAACCCTGTCCCGTGACTTCAAGACCATTTATCAACGGCAGTTGGATATTGCGGAAAGAGGTATTTACCGGGAAGGAAGACAACTTAAGGTGAGATTCCGCCCGGATAAAATTGTGCCCGGCCGTACAGGTCATCTGCGTGACCGTCTTGCGGCGGCCGAGTTCCAGATAACGGGGGTGGATCCGATAATGCTGGAAACGGGCTACCCTCTTTATATACGTTTTCTTGACATGCGGGAGAAACGCGATCTCCGTATCTATAACCGTCAGATATGGGGGATAGTGTACAACAACGCATTGCCTGATCTGAGAGCGGGCATGTCCGATTCACTCCGCAAGGAGATCCGCAACCGGCTGGAGAAGTTGTTTCCCTGGCCGGACGGGAATGACAGTGCGCATCGTCCCGGATACCGTCCTCATTGATATTTTGCCCCGTTGTCCATGGACATGCGGGGCTTCTCATGTTTCTCCCGTCCTTTGCCCCTTCCTTGCCGGTTACTAGTTTTGCTGAAAAGTAACCGTATGAACAAGAAACTGAAAGATGATTATATAAAGTTCACCCTCTCCCTGAATACCAGTGAGGCCCGTGAGGAACTGAACCGTCTAAACGCGTCCTCCCGTGAGCTGCAACGGACGAATGATGGTTTGCGCAATTCGATGACAGAACTGGTAGCCTCCGGCAAGAAAGGCAGCGATGAGTACAAACGTCTGGAGGCAGAGCTGAATTCCAATTCCAAAGCCATATCCGATAATAATACGAAAGTGAAGATTCTTCGCTCCTCCATGAAGAGCACCGAGAAAACTTATGCGGAACTGGCCAAAGAGGCCCGCGGGCTTCAAAAACAGCTGGACAATACTGTCAAGTCCCTTCATCCGGAAGAATATGCCCGTTTGGAAAAGCAGCTGGAGGAAACACGAGAGGCGATGGCCCGTCTGCGTGGCGGAACCAATGAAACTTCCGGGTCATTCCTGAAACTGGGGAATATGAAAGCTATGGTGGTGGGATTTTTTGCGTCCGCCGGAGCGGCTGCCCTTGATTTTTTCAAAAACGGCATGTCCAAAGCAAAGGAATTTGTCAGGGAAAGTGTGGAGGTGGCCATTCAGGCTGACGGAGTTCTTCATGCATTTGAGAAGTTGGACCGCCCTGATCTTCTTGCAAACCTTCGTACTGCCACTAAGGAAACCTTGTCGGATCTTGAGCTGATGAAAGCAACGGTCAAGGCAAAGGATTTCCGGATCCCGGTTGATGATATGGGAAAATATCTGGCATTCGCCCAGTTGAAGGCGCAGCAGACCGGCCAAAGTGTGGAATATATGACAGACTCTATTGTGACCGGTCTGGGGCGCAAGTCGCTTCTTATACTGGACAACCTGGGACTTTCCGCCGCAGAAATCAATGAGGAGGTTGCCAAAACTGGTGATTTCATGAAAGGGGTGTCCAATATCATAGACCGCCAGCTAACACAATCCGGATTGTATGTATCCGCATCTGACAAGGCTGCTCAGGCTGATGCAAGGTTGGAAAATGCCAAATTGAAACTAGGAAGACGGTTGTCCTGGCTTGGAGATTTATGGATCAGCTTGAAAAACAGAATGGCTGAAACTGTCAATACAACAGTATCCACCGCCAATGAAAAGTTTTATGAACAGAAGGAACGGGTTATAAACCTTTATTCCGAGTATATGCCGTTGCTGGACCGGTATGATGAGCTGAAGACCAAGACCAGACTATCCTCGGATGAGCAGGCCGAACTTAATTCCATCATCACCAAAATCACGGACAATATTCCCGGAGTGATAACCAAAGTGGGGGAATATGGACAGGCACTGGATATTTCCAGCGGCAAAGCCAGGGAGTTCGTGCGGCAGCAGAAGGTACTGTTGGAATATATGAACCGGGAAGCCATCAAGGAAGAGGAGAATAATCTGGAGGAATACAGGAAGAAATACCAGAACGCGCTGAAGGCGCAGCAGGCCGGAGGGGTGTATGTGACTTCTTCCATGAGCAATACCGGATATTCCACCTCCTGGTTCGATAATACTCCGGGCACACTGGCACGTATTGATGATGATGTCAGGAAGTATGGCGACATGATCAAGGGTGCTGAGCTCCGAATCCGGGAACTGCGGGGTGAGAGTCTGGAGAAGTCCCTGGAGGACAACGAGAAGAGGATCAAGATGCGGGATGAGTTCATCAAGATGAACAAGAAACAGCTGGAAACATGGCTTGCAGACGAAAAAAATGCGGACAGCGAGTACAGGGACATGGCCCGCACCATTCTTTCCGGCAAGACGGATATCCAGGTGGATCCTCAGAAAGCCAATGCGGTTAATGCGCAGAGTGTGAAACTGGAGGACTTGCAGAAGAAACATTTGCAGGAGCGTCAGCGTCAGGAGGAGGAACTGGAATACCGGATAGCCCAAACCCGTATTGATGCTATGGAGGCCGGGGCTGAAAAGGAACTGGCACAGCGGGAACTTGACAACCGCAGGGAGATATCGCTTCTGCGGCGGCAGAAGGATGACTATATCCAGGCTGTAATCCGATTTGAGAAAGAAAAGTTCGAGGCCGAGGAGGAACTGAAGGCGAAAAAGAACAAGCGTTATGTGAAAAAATCCTTTGACTCGTACTCGGTGTCCGTGGATACGTCGGCATTTGACACGATCATCAGCAACACCACCAGACGTCAGAGGAAAGAGGGTTTGCGTGAGCAGGAAAGTGCATGGGACGAATATCTGATCAAATACGGCACCTTCCAAGGGAAAAAGGAGGCGTTGACGCGCAAATACAGGAATTTGATGGATAGTGAGTCTGATGCAGGCAGGATCGCATCCCTGCAAAAGGAGTTTGAGGAAGCTCTGTCGGCCCTGGATGTTGAGAAGTTGAAGCAGGAGATCAATTGGGAGTTGATATTCGGGGATTTAAGTAAGGTGTCTAAAAAAGAGCTTGACAAAGTTAGGGCACAGTTGAAACTGTTCCGTGAATCCGATGAGTATAAGAATATGGCTGTAGAGCAAAAAAAGGTTGTTGACGAAGCTTTAGACGGGATACAATCCGCCATTATTGACAAAGGCGGACTGCTTGGTGATCTTCCAGACCAGTTGGACAATCTGAGAAAAGCTCAGGAGGAACTGACCAAGGCTCAGGATGAATATAATATGTCCTTGGAAAGTGGAACACATGCCGAGCAGGAGGTGGCGAAGAAAAAGCTTAATACAGCATCCCAGAATGTCACGAATGCGAAAACGAATGTGGACAAGTCATCAAAGAAGGCTATAGACAATATAACCGGAGTCACCAATGCCATTGCACAGCTCGGGGAAGCGGATGTAAGTCTTTCCTCATTCGGGGATAGTGTCGGGTCATTGGTTGACGTACTCTCGGAATCCGGATCGAAGATAGGCGGGATTATTGCTGCCATCCTGGCCATACTTGACCAAATCGGTGACCAGGGGCTTGACAAATTCGTGGGAAATATACTGGAAACTGTGAGCAATGCCGTAGGAGGAATTTTCGATACGGTGGGGTCCATTTTTGGGATCAAGGGGGCCGGTGGTATTTTCCATGGCGCTGATTATTCCGGTTATAATGAGATGGTGGCGCAGTATGATAATCTACTGGATATCTGGGACGAGCTGCTTGACAAAAAAAAGGCATATATAAATGAAAGTTACGGTGCAGAAGCATCCAAAGCCGGAGAGGAAGCTCTGAATATTGCAAAAAACGAGCTGGATGTACAAAAGAAACTTGCCGAGGCACGTCTGAGTGCCGGCAGCAGTATCGGAAGTCACAGCCAGGGCTACAGGATGTGGAAAGGCTCCTACAAATGGGAAGGACAGAACTGGCGTGATGTCGCTGGGGAGATATCCAGGGAGTACGGTGTGACGTTCAACGAGATGAAAGATATGATCAATATGTCCCCGGAAGTCTTGCAGTCCATCAGGGAGAATTATGCCGGCCTCTGGTCTGTTATGGACGGAGAGTTCAGGAACCATCTGGAAAATATCATCAAATATGGCGAAACGGAAAAGGAAATACTGGAGGCGGTGAAGGAACAGGTTACCGGTATATCCTTTGACAGTTTTGAGGATTCTTACTGGGAGATGATATCCGATCTGGAGAACGGAAATGAAGAACTGGCCGAGAATCTGGAGGAACAGCTCCGCAAATCCATTATCAGAGCCATGATGGCCGACAAGTACAAGGAACAGGTCAGAAAACTATATGAAACCTGGGCAGAATATGGTGAGGATGGTTATACGAAAGATGAGGTTGATGCATTGCGTGAGATGCAGGAACAGTTGTCTGAAGCAGTGCTGGCCGAGAGAGACAGTCTGGCGGATATCTTCGGATGGGACGCATCCGGAGACTCTTATTCCCAATCCTCTTCCAAAGGATATTCCACCACCATGAGCCAGGAAACAGGTGAGGAGATCAGCGGACGGCTGACAGCCATGTATGAGTCTAATGTACGTTTGGAAACCAAAGGAACGGAAATGAATGCGAATATGCTTATTATTTCCACGGCAGCATTGAATATGGCAAAGGAACTTGCTGCTCATTCGGTGTGTGTCACGGAAATGCGCGATGTATTGCATGAATGCAACGATCATTTGGAGAAAATTGAAAAATATACCGGCATATTGAGCGGCATGGACGACACTCTTGCCGAGATAGAAAAAAACACAAAAGGAATGTGATTATGGAGAGGAATGCTTTTATTAATGGCAGGAATATCTGGAGTACATGGGGTGCGGAATTGATGGACGGAGCTTTGGAGGCTATACTGACACCCCCTCCTGTGAAGGACTATATCGAAAATGACAGCAGGTTGGAACATGGCATACAGATTACTTCATCGCCTGAGATCTGCAAGATGGATTCTAGGGAGCTCACCCTGCCTTTTTTTATTACGGGAAACTCGCAAAGTGACTATCTGGATAAATATTCGTCCTTTGTATCCGAACTGGTAAAGGGTAAAATTGCACTGAAAATCCCGGCACTGGGAAAGATTTACAATCTGTACTATCTGTCTTGCGGCAAGTATGGAAGTTACGGAAAATGCCGGGGTAAGTTTATGGTCAAACTCAAAGAACCCAATCCGGGCGACAGGAAAGATATTGTATGAAAATTGAGATCAGAAATTCAGCTGGTACACCATGTTATCAGGATGTTGTCAGAAAAAGCAGCAAACGTAAGTTCACTTTGATGAAGGAGGACTTTATACTTTTGAAGTTCTCTCTGAAATCTCCTGTCTTTTTCAAACTGGGCGACTGGACGGAGGACACACGTTTCGGACGGTTCGAACTATGCGATCTGTACAAACCCAAGTACAACCGTAAAACCGGGGCATACGACTATGAGCTTCAGCTTGACGCCTACTACTGGAAATGGAAAAACAAAATCTTCAAATATACCCCGGAGACGGCCGGACAGGAGGCGTCCTGGAACCTGACCGCCCCGCTTGACGTACAAGCCGGTATAGTCCTTAGAAATTTGAAAGCTCTTGGTTACACATACAAAGGACAGGATTTTGTTTTCTCCATTGATTCCACAGTCGAAAACAAGTCCCAGTTGATGAGTTACGATAACATCAACATCCTTGACGCTTGTTTTGAGATGGCAAAGAAATGGGATTGCGAATGTTGGGTGACTGAAAACATCATCCATTTCGGGCGTTGTGAGTCCGGTGACGCGGTGGATTTCGAGATCGGGAAAAACGTGCAGGAAATGTCACAGTCAGAATCCCAGTCCACCTATGCCACCCGTATCTACGCTTTTGGTTCCACCCGTAACATACCGGCAGACTACCGCCCCATTGACGAGACCGTGGTTGTGAACGGCGTGGTGCAGCGCAGGCTGATGCTTCCCGAAGGCACTCCTTACATTGACGCTTATCCTGATATGACTACCGAGGAAGCCGTCGAGCAGGTGGTTATCTTCGATGAAGTCTATCCTCGAAGAACAGGCATCATGTCGGATGTCACCACTATCGAAGTGACGGACAAGGTGGAGAATGAGGACGGCACAACCACCGAGGAAAAATGGAATGCCTACCGCTTTAGGGACACGGGTGTTAACTTTTCCGAGAAATATATCCTCCCCGGTCAGGAGCTGAGGATACGTTTCGCATCCGGGCTTCTCAACGGTTTGGAGTTTGCCGTGAAGTTCAATCCTGAGGGAAAGCCGGAGAAATTGGAGGATGGCGGATGGAACCCTGAGGCACAGCTTTGGGAGATAGTCAGGAATGAGGACTATGGCAGACCGCTTCCCGGTGATGTGCTCTTTCCCCAGGATGGAGATGAATATGTGCTTTCCGGCTGGGACAGTACGAAAATAACCGAGCTGGGGCTTGTGGGTGCCGCCGAGCAGGAGTTGAAGGAAAAGACTGAAAAGTACGCTGCCAAATCCAAGATAGACCCGAGTACCTATGGCTGCACGATGATGTCAAATGACGCATACCGTGAGGATGGCGTTCATAATTTCTATAGCATCGGTCAAAAGGTCAACCTTATCAACAAGGCTTATTTCGAGAACGGAAGACAGTCAAGGGTTATCGGATTTGAATTCAATCTTGATTATTCCTTTGACTCACCTGTTTATACTGTCGGGGAAACCGCCGCCTATTCCCGTATCGGGGAGCTGGAGGAAAAGGTTGAGAGCCTTACCCTGAAGGGACAGACCTATACGGGCGGTGGTGGCAGCGGTGTGTATGTGATCGGAAGCCACGACTCCACCCCAGCAACAGACCATAACGTGTATTCCGCATTGCGCTCGCTGATCATGTTCATGCGCAAGGATACGGAGGAACGCACCGGTTTCCTATTATCCCTGTTGGGCGGAACCGTCATCAAGAAATACGCCAAGTTCGGTGATTTCGTTACCGGTGTTTCTGGAGGTTACATCGGTGAGGACGCCCGTGCCGAGCTGGAGGCTTTGGTCCTGCGCAGCTCTCTGAGTGTACCAGAACTTCGTTTCAACCGTCAGACCTATTTTGAAGGATATAATACTATAAGTCCCGGCGGAGGGCTGAAGATAAAAAGCTTTGTCGCCAATAGTGACGGCAGCTATACTGTCATCCCTGATCTGGAGGATGGTGTACCGCTGGGACAGAAGCCGGACGATATCCTCCTAGGCTTCTGGCATGACAAAAGCGTCACTACCGGTGACTTTATTGGTTTCCGGAAAATACAGTACCGTATCACTTCCGCAGATTACGACGAGAAGACATTCGTGATGGTTCCGCGTCCCGGATATGAGTTCGTTCCCCATAACGAGATGCGTCTCGGACAGACGGGGAACTTCACCGACAAGGAGCGTCAGACTTATATCATCATAGACGTGCGTGACGGTAACTGCTGCATCACCCTTGTTGACAATGCCAACACCTGGGACCCGGAGCCGGCACAGATGAAGAGCTGGTTCGGCAAGAAGAAGGGTATGACCATCAACGGGATCAACTGCGACAGGTTCTCGGCAGTATTGCAGGATATCATCATGACGGGATTGATTTTTCAAATTGATGAAATTACCGGTAGCACAGTCCGCGTTCCTATCGACTTCCCTAGCTGGGAGCCGGGCAGGAAGTATGCGTATTATTCCCGTGTGCCCCATAACGGTTCCACATGGTTGTGCGTCAATGACAAGGGCACTACTTCCGAGCCATCCGAAAACAATCCGGACTGGCTTGTATCAGCCGCCAAAGGTGACAAGGGTGATCCGGGACTGTCTGTAATAGGTGGCGGTCATTGGGAATCCTCTAAGACCCCATACGAGGTCAATACCATGGTCACTTTGGCGGGCTGTGTTTTTATCTCCAAGGTGAAAACATCCAATCCTCCGATTAAAATTGCAAGGTTCAGGAACGGCAATTATCGAAAGAAAAAGGATGGCGGTTATATCCTTGCCGGGAAATCAGCCGACTGGACCGTGCATGAAGACTGGGAGATGCTGCTGGACGGTCGTGAACTTAAAGGTGAGAGTATCACCTTCTTGGGTGAGTTCGCATCCCATCCGTCCAATCCCAAGGAGGGTGACAGCTACCGAAATACGGCTGACCATTGTACTTACATATACCGGAATGGTTTGTGGATGGTCATGGTCAAAGACGGGACTGACGGTAAGGACGGCAAAGGTTACGAGTGGATCTACACCCGTACCAACATCATCGGCCTTACCCCTGACAAGCCGGATTCGAAGCAGCAGGATGATTATATACCGGAAGGCTGGACAGATGATTTTCTTGGCGTGGATGCAGACCATCAGGTGGAATGGGCGTGCAAACGTGTGAAGCGTGATGGAGTATGGAGTGAATGGAGCACTCCGGCCCCTGTGCACCGTTGGAGTAAGGACGGGGAGTCGAATATCATGGCCGACCTTGACAATGAGATGGTGAGCGTCGCTCTTACCAGTACCGGTGTTACTACTTCCGCACAGTCATGGACTACCCATGTATCCATGTGGTACGGTACCGAGAAACTCACCCTTGAGACTTTAACAGTCAGCACGCCTGCCGGTTTCACGGCAAGCACAAGCAAGGCCACCGGAGCGGTGGCGATATCCGTCGCTGCCGGAAAGTCGGTTCCGGAACAGAATACGGTCACCATCACACTGGCTGCAATGAAGAACGGGCAGCTCTATACCCGTGAACTGACTTTCAAGATAACCGGTGTCCGTGGCGGGGCGGACGGTTCCGATGCGGTAATTTATAGCCTTGTCACTTCGGCCACGATGGTCAGCAAGAACAAGAACGGCGGTTACAGTGTAGCTTCGGTATCCTGCCGGCGTATGAAGACAGTCGGTGCGGTCACTACGGCCACAACGGACGGGGAGTTGAAGTACAGTCGTGACGGTGCGGCCGAGGTTCCCATCGGTGATGGTGTCGGGGTGGCTTCCGGTAATTTTACCAGTAGCTTGAAGTTCGTGTTCTACGTGAACGGTCAGGCGGTTGATGTCGAGACTGTCCCGATGGTTGTGGACGGCAGTGACGGAAAGGATGGTGAGAGCATCACAGCAGCCGGTCATTGGGAATCCGCCAATACTCCGTATGCCAAGAACAGTACAGTATCGTTTGCCGGAGGATCTTACTTAAGCAAGGTTGAAACCTCCAACCCTCCGATTAAAATCGCCAAGTTCAGAAACGGCAGACTCCGCAGGAAAAGAGACGGCGGATACATCCTCGCCGGCAGATCTGCGAACCGGACGGTACATGCGGACTGGCAGGAGATGGTTGCTCCCGTCGGACCGTCGGCATCCTACTGGCTGGACAGTCCTGTCAGCGTGATCAACTTCACTTCAACAGGCACGCCATCCCCGTCTGGATTCCTTGTCACTTGCAAACAGAATGTGGCAGGCAATGTAAGCACGTGCAGCACGCTTTATCTGGCTGCACGCAAATACAACGGAAGCTGGCTGGCTCATGTAGGTGCGACACTGAACAGCCAGATATCCGTACCTGCGACAGCCGGATACACCCAGTTTGCCGTCCGGGCTTATAAATCAGCTTCCGATGCTGCTGCTTGGAATGACAATTATGTGGCCGAGAAGGGTGTGGGTGTTGCAAATGATGGTTCCATAGGAGCAACAGGAGCTACGGGTGCGTTCCCTTATGACAGAGGTGTATGGGCTTCCGGACAGACATACGTATGGAATGCAAAACAGCGTGACAAGATCATTCACAAAATAGGTGAAGTTTATTACAATTTTCTTGTGCGCAACTATGGAAGTTCTGTATCAGCGGCTCCTACATCCGCTAACGGAGATTCCAACTGGGAAGCCATGCAGAAATACAAAAGTCTGGTAACCGACATATTCCTTGCTGATAAGGCGAACATAGCCGGATTTATGTTCAAGTTGAACGGATACACATCGGACGGGGCACCTTACGGTATCATGCAGTCACAGGACAGCACTAACGGCCAGCCTAATCTGAGGATGGACACAAAGACCGGAGAGATTCTTTGTCAGAAAGCGAATATCACCGGGACTATCATAGCGACAAAGGGGACAATTGGCGGATTCAATATCGGTAATAATTTTATCGGCAGCACTAATATGTCGGCTGTAAATGTTGATAATTTGTTGCTGCAATACGACAAATTTGAAATGAAATACGAACGGTTCCAGTCAATAGACGGACATTTATACCAAGGTATTTTGGATACAGTAATTAGAAGTGGAAGTATAACTGTATCATCAACCGGGGATGTTTCAACAGCGAATGATGCTCTGTATGTAAGATGTGGAAGTTATATTTTTTCAGTCGGGCGAAACGGAATTCGCAAGTCAACGAATGGAGGAAGTACCTGGGTGGATTTATAACATTTAAAATATTAAAGTATGAGAATAAATTTTGCACAATTTCCTATTTACGACGGGATTAAGAAAGAAAAACTGATAGCCAACAACATCACTGAGGCCTACGGTGACTGGATATACAAGAACGTAGCGGGTTTGAAGGCGCATCTCCTTGCTGAGAAGATATTCAAATCTACTGCTGAAGGTGTCGAGATTGACGAAGAAGAGGTGGATATCATAAGACGCTCCACCTCCATGCTGCCCGGTCTGCTGGCTGATTCTTTGAATGATTATTTAGATAAAAAGGAGGAACAACATGAAAAAGGTATATTGTAACAACCTTCTGGCAAAGGTGCTGCTTGCGTTCAGTTCTTGCCATACGATAACAATCGGTCCGTTTGTTTTAAGCAAGCGACCGGAAGAGAAAATCACTCAGAAAGTGAGAAACCATGAGTGTACCCACGCCCGTCAATGGGTTGAGATGGCAGTTGCCATCGGTACAGTTATCTGGATCTTGCTGTTGTGTTTTGACCTTTCCACCTGGTGGCTGGTACTGGCCGGGCTGGCATTCTATCTCTGGTATGGTGTGGAGTGGCTGGTCAGGGCGGTACGGTTGAAGGATGCCGGCAGGGCGTATAAGACGGTATCGTTTGAGAGGGAGGCATATTCCAACGAGGATGATCCGAATTATATTGAGAACAGTAATTATTTTGCATGGGTGAAGTATTTGTTTTAATTTTAAAATTTGCATTATGGACTTGAATAATATAGTTGGCTTTAAAGCTGTGGATAAAAACGGCAACGAACGACAGGTGACCGTCGATGAGATGACAGAATTAGTTTCCGCACGGATTGTTTCCGCTGCATCAGAAATATCAACATTTGCTGCCGCTGCGGCAGCCGGAACAGATGAGTTTGAGGACCAGTTGCCCCAGTCCGACACCTTCTCTTGGCTCCGTACTTTGGACGGTTCCAAGAACCCAACTTTGACATCTTCTTCGGCTGCCGCGAAAGTCCTGGGAGAACTGTTGGGAAATCCGAAGGGAACAAAATCGTTTTCTTCATGGAGTGAATTTACGGATTTTGTAAATGAAATGCCTATAAAAACAATTCAACCTTTCGTTTCCAATTTCAATGCTTTTGCTGGAGAAGGATTCTACGGTAATGTCGTTCAAGGATTGGTTATAAAACAATTAGAAGATGCTGTTTTCATCTTCGGAATAGCAATAGACGGAACATTAATATTTAGAAAAAGGAATTATCCAGACGTTTCAACTTGGGAAGATCCTAAGATAATAATTCACAGTAATAATTGACATAAAATTTACTTCGTAACCGACCTGGGAGAACTGATACCGCTTGCAACGAATGAAGCAAACGGATTGATGAGTAAAAATAATTATATTAAAATTGCTCAATCCATCACGTCTACCAAATTAATAAAAATAGAATCTTGGGATGGATATTCTACACTTGTATTTATTAGAACAAGTGGAGCAACCGGATTATATTCCATTGATGGTAACTGGGCGGACAGTGCGAAATTCACAAGATTGTCTGGTCCTTTAGGAAAGGATCACTTTAATGCATATAGAGAAAGAAATGGTAATATTTATGTAAAGACGACTACACAGTCAGAACCATTGACTGTTACGTCTGTAGGATCTAATCATGTTTTCAAATTTGAGGAATCAGATAAAGATGTTGATTCTTTAATAGTATTACAATGATCGGGAGGATCGGGTGGCACCGGTTTGTACCGGACCACCCGTTTTTTATACCAAAGATACGGTTCGCCAATAATCCCAATTAATCGCCAACAGGCAGAAATTCTTGTTTAAATTCCTACCTGTTCGAGCGTCCTAATATCTATATCTACTTTAGTTGCTGAAATGGCATTATAAATCGGTATGCGGTTGGCAAAATATGCTATAGCGTATCCCCATCCACTCACGTAAACATAATAATTGTAATCATTATCTCTATACATTCTTATTGATGACGGTCCAGAATTATGCGTAATACATAACCCATTACCACCGCCATGCATACAGATAATAGAGTAGTCATCAACTACTTCCGAATTACCTTCACCAACAATCTTAACAACCAAATTTAAATTCCTCATAAAATCAATCCTATATAAGGTTGCAGATCCTCTACCTTCTGCCATCCTTATATAGTTTTCATTTTGCAGAAGTTCTCCCAGAAGGATTAATTAGTTTCTATTTTTGTAAAGCCATTCAAATCTGGCATCTTTGAGATGAATTCTGCTGCAATTGTATCCGACCTGTCATATAAAGATGTCACATTTAATCTTGTAAAAGAACCATAATCCCCAGGTTTATAAATGATAGTAATGGTATTATTATTAATGTCGTAGTAACAAGCCCGATTTGGATTACCCCCTTTCTCAGCATATACAACGTGACGAACAATATTTTTCCCAACGTACAAAACAGCCTTTGAGAAAAATGTGTCTCCCATCGTTGTTACATCTATGCAGAGCCATCCATTTTCGCTACTTCTATTGATTATGATTTTCATCGCAAAAAACGATCCGTTACTGTTGTCAATTATCTGTGTACCCAT